ACGTCCATTATTCAATTCCTATTCCTAGTTTGGTCTTGTTAATAAGATAACTACGAACAAAACCAGAGCGAACAATGTCGCCTATGGTAAATTCTGTACAATTAAATTCTTCCATCTCTTCTAAGATACGTAGAAAGTCGTGTAAACCATTTTTCTCATTTGTCTTTTGTAAATCAGACTGAGCGAAATCACCACAAAATACAATTTTAGAATCTTGACCAACTCTTGTGATGATTGTATCTAGCTCATGAAAATTCATATTCTGACATTCATCTACAATAATAATACTATTGTCAAATGTCAATCCCCGTAGGAATGAAGTTGACAGAAAATACAATGAGCCCTGTGCTTTTAACCTATCATATAGAGAATTGAACTGTTGTTCGTTAGGCATTTCAAACATGAATTGTACCATGTTCTGATAAGGCACTTGATACAGTGCAGATTTATCTTCTTCATCGCCTGGCAGAAAACCAATCTCTCTGGTAGGAATAAGAGAGCGAACTAATACCACTCTGTCATATTTTGTTTTTAAATCAAAAATATCTTGTAGTGCTAGATACAATGATACAAAGGTCTTACCTGTACCAGCACAACCAAAAAGAAATTGGTTATCTCCTTTTTTCCAAGTTGAAAAAACCAGTTTCTGATTGTCAGTGATAGGTTTAATAGTAGTTAAACTACTGTGATTGATTTCTTTATTTTTCTTTGCGGCCATGATATATCCTATTTAAAATGAGTGGGGAGTGCTAATTGGAGCTCTCTATAACACTCCCCTTGGTGCATGGGCGGATTGACTTCCAAGCTTACGTAGATACTGTGCATCTAATGCTGAAGTTTGATGTCTCGCCCGCACCATAATTATTTAGTAACTAAAGGGTTCTTTTTTTGGTGTTTTCTAACTATTTCTTTAGCCTTTAATTTTTTATGAGATTCACCAGTTTTGTACCTATCAGCCAAATGAGAATTAGGATGAGCAGATGCAATTTGACTCATACGTTCTTTCCATCCCTCATCATTCTTAGGGCCGACACCCATAATATGATCTCCTGTATAAGCAAACATTACAGGGACTTGTGTAATATTGGAGTTTGCTTTTAAGTATTTTTCTCTCTCACTGAAAGACAGAAATTCATCAAACACTTTACCTGTATTTGTATCTTTAAATTTATACGTTGGCATTATGTTGTTCTTTCATTTGAAAAGTTCCAATTGTTTATCTTTGACATATTGTAATTCTATTATACTATTGTAAGCATTTTGTAATTGTTCTTGAAGTTCTCTTACATTATTACGAAGTATTACATTTTCTTCTAATAGGTTTAAAGAGTTATCTGTTTTTGATTCTTGCATCATTCTAAGTATGTAGTTCGACCGGCTTTCCCTTTGCATTTGTTTCTCCTAAAAACCATGCTGGTGTTTCACGTTTAGACCACTTTGCAAAACCAGACTTCTCTCTTATATAGTATTTCTGATATGCAAGTACTGTATCCTCACCCTTACATTCTTCTGGCATACATTGTGGTGGATCAGTAAATTTACCCCCATAAGGAATGTTGGTAGGAGTTTTAGCAAGACACTCTTTCAATCGTTCAGTCGCATGGGTTTTACCATAACGATGAGTATACTCTCTCATAAGAGCAGTCATATGTCTCCATAACCAAATGTAATTTTGAACACTAGAACGAGTCCAAATAGTACTAGGATGGTTTTTGTGAGCCATCTTGTACATACCTTTGGAGTCTGCAATCTCATCACCATCAAGAACACGATGTGTACTACACAACATCTGAGCAGACTCAAGTATCATCTTCACAACGTGTTTATCACAACTCATTTGAGCTGCAACTATGGGGTCTTCATCAAGGTAGAAAATATTCATTCTTCTAATGCCTCTTTCACTTTCTCTATAAGATTTTCATAGGTAGCATAACAACCACCTGTCCACTCACCATCTTCAAATTCACGAATATCAAGATTGCCTCCTGGCTTAGTTTGTCCATCAATAGACAATTCACCATCTTCCATAACTGATATTTCTATATGTTTCATTATGGATTCCTTTTACTGTGTGGTACATCAAAAACGAAAGTCAATCTATCTACATCACCAATGTTTAGTGCTTTGTGATACTTCTTATTATTAAACCAAAAGAAAGTGCCAGGCTCAATGATGTGCATCTCGGCATTTGGATCATCTGGTGAGTCACCAACCCAATATTTGTATATACCCTGCAAAGATAAATGATACCTATCTCTTGACAGATAGTACTTTCCATCATCTATATGCCAACCAACTGTATCGCCTGGCCTTAATCTAAAAAATGCAGCTCTAGAATGATTTTGACATTTATAACTTTTAAGAAATTTTCTTATCTGTGTATACTTTTCCCACAGTAGAGTCTTTTGTTGAAGTTGAGTATGTTTAGGATCACCAAAACCACCACGCATTGTGTTGTTGACTACTGCCATCATTAAAGGTAGGAAACCGTATGGTTGTAGATCACCAGCAGCACCTTTAATGCTACCAGCAACGTCCCAATCATTAGGATTATCTAACACTTGTTGGACAATATTTTTTACGTCCACATTGCGTTCAATAAATCTAAAATTACTCACCTAACTGGCCTACCTTTTTGTCCAATTTCCCAACGATAGAATATATGATCTTCAATTTCAACAGTCCTAGTTTTAGTTTCTGCCCATGCAGGGTTAACATAGTCAGCATGGTAGTGTGTAGCTCCATCTGTAATATCTATGAAGTTAACAGTATTATACACTATAGACTTAGCAATTGTCAATAACCTTTGATAAGTTTTTTTATCTCTTGGTTCATCACCTCTACCATCACAATACCAAGAAAACTGGCAACGATGTTTTACAGGATAGAAAGTGGCATCATTAGGATCAGGAGTTTGTCGAGTCTTCCAACTCTCTCTTGTTGGGCCTTGATACACAACTCCACAAATTGTATTTGGAAATCTCTTATCTTTTACTCTGTTCAAAACAACAGAAGATACACCAAGAAGTCCAGCACTACCTTGACCTCTGGCTTCATGGTACATATTAAGTGCAAGACACTCCACAGATGCACTTTTATCTTCTGGTATATCAGTAATTACTGGAGTGAACAACATCAGCCCTACTGAAACTAATTCAGTTAGATTCATTTTAGAGCCACCATCCACATAAAAAACCATATGGCAAATACTAAAATTCCAAAAACAAACATCATTAATTCATCATCAATGTTTTTCATTTTAGAACGCTACTAATGCAGCATAACCCATTCCAAAAATAAGAACAATACCAATAACATCATCAAGTTTCATATTTCTCACTTTAAGTAACAAGCTCCTGTCCAATTAATTGCATAACTACCTTCAAGGATGTTTCCACGAGCACCATTACGAGCAGGGGCACTATATCCAGCAGGCATCAAAATGTCACCAAACTTAAACTTCTTATCATCTTCAACATTAACGATAAATGCTTTAACACCATTATTTTTAGAAACAAGTTTGATATACTTATTACCAACTTTATATTCTAAACTTTCAGCATACTCTTCACACATTTTAAGATTAGTTGGCATGAAAGCATTAAAGTCTTCTTTCATGGCAGCCATCATTTTGGTCATACCATCAACAATGGTTTCAGATTTTTCTTTTACAAAACTAGTCATTACACTAACTCCAAAGCACGTTTCAACAATAACATTGCACCTTCATCGGTTTCAAAACCTTCCTCAGATGCAAAATCCATAGAACTAGAACCCATCATGGTCTTAGCAATTCCATAATCGTACATGGCTTTTGCAACACCCTCTACGGTGTCAGACCAAACTGTTTTACCGTTTTTGGTAGTCATCTCAATTCCACCATTCACTGCATCTACATAATTAATCATAATATTTTCTCTCTCTCTCTTGATTATATTATTAGTATACCATACAAAATAAGGTTTGTCAACAGTTAATTTCACTTTTTTTGAAATTAATTTAAGCATAACGAATCCTTTATTTCTGATTATTACTAATAGTAACACACTTAGAGAGGATTGTCAAGTAAAAAATTAACGAGTGGCCTGACGATCTTTCTGAGGATAACCTTCAACTTTCATATACTTTTCATCCCAATCAAATGCTTCTTTGACTACATTATCAGAAAGACCTTTGAACTTACGATGCAATTGTTTATTCTTTGCAGCAACAAGCACTTCAGCATCAGTCTCATGCAACCCCTCTAGTAACTGAACGAACATACTTTCACGTTTGTTCTGGTTCAAGTCTGAATTACCACCCTCTAGATAGTGAAATAACTTTCGTGCCTCAGCATGAAGGTTAGTGTGTTCTGTACCTTCTGGAGCTTCATTCTTCTTGTAAGGAACTTCGCCATCTGGAAGAGCCCATTTAATTTTAGGGTCAAAAGATGATTTGATTACCATGCGTAGTGCATCGGAATCATAATATTTTAGAAAAGAAACCTTCTCTTTTTTTGTTTTAATCTTAGAAACTTTATCCAAGATTTCAGCTATTAGTAAGTCCATGTCAAAATTCTCCTATGGATTCTGTGAGATTCTTCAATCTCTTCTTTGTAAAATAATTTAGTAGTTTGCTACGGTCACCTTCTGGAGCATCTTGATACTCCTTTATACAAGCAGTAAAAATCTCTGATGGTGTTTTAGACAAGTCAATCAACTTTTGATTTCTTTGAAAATTACGTTTAATTTCACCGTCAGGTATAGCCATCTCAACTGGTACAAGAATTTCTCCTGTCCATTCTTCAATCTTCTTTTTGCCTAGCGGTTTTTGTCGTATCCCATCAACGAAGGTATTGTCTGGTGATAATACATTTGGAACTCCATCACTAGAGTCACCTTTAAGAATGTGTTCATCCAAGTATTTATGGGGATCAATACCATTCATCATCTTCTTAGTGATGGGGCTATATTGAGATACATTCTTAAATCTATGTAACTGAATAAAGTCTTTATCGCCAGAAAGGATTAATGTCTTTCCATTATCATATTCAAGTTCAAGACATAATGCTGCAATTACATCGTCAGCCTCTGCACCATACACCTCAACAAATTTGTATGGGAAAACATCTTTTAGTTCTTGTTTAATCTCATTGAGACAACCAAAGATTGCATCCCAATCTAACTTAGAACTTTCTCTACTCTTCTTACGATTAGCCTTGTAGTTTGGAAAGTGGTCACGCCTCCAGTAATGACGAGAATCAAAACAGAGAACTAACTCTCCAAACTCTTGTTTAAATCTACTACGATACATTCTTAGAGAATTAAGTATCATGTGACGCACCATATTTTCATCTGGTTTGGTGGTCTTATTCATATTCAGATGCATCATCATACTTGCTAATGATATCTGACTCACATCAACTAAAATCATGTTGGGTCTTTTTCCTCACTCTTTAAAAAATTTATTACACTTTCTATTTTATTATAATCCAAATAAAAATGTTTTTCACTATTGACATATTCAATACCACATAAAAGAGATACAACATCTTGAAATGGATGGTTTATATTATAGTTATTATAAGTTGCTGCTTTTAGTAACTCTGTTAAAAACATAATGTATGTAATGCTTTCATCATTAGGATCATCTGGTGCAATACCACTTTCTACAAGGTTTTGTAAAACAGCAATTGTACAATCACTTACTATACGATCACATTCAGCAAGTACTTGAGCTGCTTCAAGTTCATCTGCTGTTGAGTTCTTAACCCAAGGTCCATTTATAATATCAGCGGTCATTTTTTATTCTTTCTTTTCTTTGGGGAATCAACAGTAATACCATTTTCTTCATTATACATCTCTTGTGTATATGTAGTTCCTAACATTGGATAGAAAACACCGACATCAAATTTTGGTTCACCTTTTTTGCGACCAGACCAATAGTATGCTTGAGCAACACATTTTCTACTAGTCTTTTTTTCTTGATACTCTCCATAGAATGGATCAACGTAATCACCATCTCGTAAATATTTAACAAGGTTACGAACATATCCTTCATGATCAGATTGTCTCGCATATGCACCTTTAACACCTTGCTTGTCAGCTCTACGTTCTGATGCAGCAAGTTCCTTTTGTGTTTTAATCCACTTTCTAACTTGTTTTGGATGGGCACGATGATCTTCTGGAAGAATACGCAAACTTTCATGAACACCAGACATACCATAATCTGGATTCTTTTCTGCACGTTTTGCCCTTGCCTTTTCAAGACGAGCAACTGCGGCGTCTTTCTGTTCCTCAGTCATGGGTTTACGTGCTTTACGAACCTTTTTTCTTTTAGGTTCTACCCATCCACTATTATCAGTAGTCGCTTTAATATTCTTTCTTTTAACCATTATCTTACCTCTATCATCCAGTGTACGATACCATTTAGGAAAATTGCAACTGCAACTGCATTTACAATTATAAGAGCTCTGTCATTCCATATGATAGAAACCCACAACCAACCAGCAACACCCACAGTCTGTAAAAACATATTCCAAGGATATAGATTATTGGTTGTTGCAATCATAGCAAAAATTAAAACAATAGAAGAAGCCCACTTCAAATACCAACTTAAAGGATGATCGTCCTTTAATGGTGTTGAGGTTTTAGAAGGGTTTTGATAATCCTCTAACTCTTGTAGTTCTTCAGTATCCATTTAATCCTCTATAGATAATTAATGTTAACATTTACTCTTCTTTTTACATCAGTAGTAGAAGTGCTATGGTGAGGTTGAGTAGGATCAAAAAACAATATCCTGTTAGCAACGCTATCAAACTTTTCATTTCCAATAATGGTTCCCCCATCGCAAGCGTTTAATGAGAATAAAGCACCCATGTGTTCTTGTTTCATATCCACATGATCTGGATGATGAACTATCTCTGGAGTTCTACCATAAAGATTTATTTTAGCTCTCATGAGAAGTTTAAAGTCTGGTAGTTTCTCAAAGAGAGGCTCAAAGAAATGATAGTAGTCACTCTGTTTAGGTGGTGGAGGCATTGTTCCATCTTTCGGCATCTCTGCAAGTCCCATGTATAACATATGTATGAAATACATATCGCTCTCTTCTTCAGAACCGTCAGCAACACTGTAACTGTAGTGCCAATCAATATCTGGACCACTAACAGCATCTATTATCTTTTTAAAATCTTCTTTTGGTAAGAAATTATCAACTGTATACGGTTTCATTAGTACCCTAATTCTTCAAGTCGTTTTTGTAGTGTCTTTGATTCTCTACGAACTGCGGCTGCTCTTGATTTTCTACCTTTTTCACCTTTAGTCATGAAAAATTCGCGGTCACGTAGTTCGTTGAAGATACCTTCTTGTTGAAGTTTCTTTTTTAAAATTCTTATTGCCTTCTCGACATTATTATTTCTAACTTCTACTCTCATATTTAAATAATCCACATGATCAAATTAACTGCTAAGTTTGCAGCTACGATCCCACCCAAAATTGTTAATCCTAAAATCATCTTCCTATATCCTTTATATTATCTTTACTGATTACTTGATATGCACCCTTGTTATAAGCTGGTGCAATTGTGAAATTATGATCTAACACTTTTTTCTTTGGTGCTACTCCTACTGGAATAACATTAGAAAGCGGTGCCAGATCGGGTTGGTGGAGACAGGCGGGTTCGAACCGCCGACCTTCTGCTTGCAAAGCAGATGCTCTCCCAACTGAGCTATGTCCCCGTACACCCATTTTTTTTAGATACTTTATATGTCTAATCTCTGCTTCTAGAAGAGACTTCGATTTATTAGATTTCTTGCGTTTACGAGTACTAGTTGTACTAAAATAAACTGGTAATAGATGCATTGTCATATTATAAATATACTACAGTGAAGAAGATTTGTCAAGAGCTATTTTAATAAACATTTTTCATAACCCAGACTTTATTTTCTAAACAAGCAGTACCTCTCAATTTTCGAAACTCTTTTCCGACAGCAACATTAGATATAAATTCTCTACAGTTACCTTTTGTAGCAACAGGGCCTTGTGTTACAGTAAACCCTTTTTGTGGATTTGTCCAAGTAGACATTTGTCCATTACTATTATTATGTAGGGTTTGCCTCAAAAGCAATGTAGCGTGTATTTGATCTACTTTATCAAAGTGATCTCCTACTGTATAACCAACAGCCATTCCAGCAACAGAGAATACTGCTGCAACAGCAGGACTTTTACTTGATCCTATCATTGCACCAACACCAGCACCAGCAAGAGCGCCGATCTTTGCTTTAGTAATTCCATTACTTTTAGGAGCCCAAACTCCCTTGCCTGGAATGTAATAATCTTTGGCTGTACATCCAGTTATTGAAGAACACCCTAGAGTGGGGTTTATAGCAGAAGGCATAGACCCGCCACCTAAACACCCACTCAGAGAGAGAATTAAAGCACTACTAAGTAGAAGGTTGTTCAACTGTCACTTTCCGATTCTTTTTGATTACTTTTTCAAGATTCATTAGTGATTGACCTTCATCCTTCTTTTCAGAAGAATTGACTTCATCATCAAGTTCTTTCCACGCTTCTGTGGAACGTAGTCGAGAATAAACTAAACGATCTTTACGTAAACGATTGAAGATGATCTTAGATGCTTCTTTATCAGAATACTCTAGAAGTACAAATGCACGAAACTGAGTACCAGCTTCAAAAACATCTACTTTAACAGGACTATAACCAGCGACATCAACATTAGCAATTATGTTCTTTGCAACCTTTTCAATCTCTGTCATAACACGAGCATCTATATCAGACTGACCAAACTTTGCAATCCATGATTTAGTCATTGCCTTGAGTTTACCGTTGATACGATCTGCAAGAACAACTTTACCATTCAATGTTGCAATGTCAACTGCAAGTTGTAAGTCTGGTGCAGTTGCAGAACCAACTGTAAAGATAGAGCCTTTCTTTTCAGGCATCTCGTTATACCAAGATGGTATGATAGAAACAGCACGTGCTACTTTTGCAGTCTGGTAACGAATCTCTGGTGTTTCTACCATAGATTTGGGTTGATTGGCACTACAGGCGCCAAGGGTTAATGCAGCCATAGATACGGTTGCGAGTAGTTTGGTATTCATTATTTAATCTCCTTCAATGTATTTACCAACGAATCTCTTGCGCCACCTGACTCAAGAAACATTTCTTTTGCAACTGGAAAGACTGATGGGTAATAATCACACATCATAAATCCAATTACTATTCCAATTACAATTTTAATCAACTGTCTTTGTCTCTTCAACTGACTCATCAGAGTCAATAGAGGGGTTTATAAAATCAGACACCACTTGACGTTTTTGTATAATATCTGTTTTAAATCCACTCATTGTGTTTCCACAACCAGATAAGCTAACCATCAACATTGTTGATAAACAACTAACTACTAAAATTCTCATTCTCATATTCTCACTTTTTTTCATCACAACTTAATATTCTAACTTTCTGTTTTCCAAAACCTGATACTTCTGCATCAATTAATACTACTCTACACGATTTCTTAGGACTTGTCAAGTCACATTTCAAGTTTTTTTCACTTTTTAATGTTTCGGGTATGATAGCTCTCATAACTTTGGTTTTTGCACGATTTTCTGCTAGACTACAAGCGTCTATTTCAGACATGTCGGGCCCAAAGATATAACTTCCTGTAGATGGATACCACTTACTCTTTATAAGAGCTTCTATGTTCATTGAACATTTGCGAGTATCTTCTACATATTCTTTTACGTCTTTCTTGATTACACGTACAGACTCTATATTGCCCTCATATACAACCTTAGTTTTGGTTTTATAATCGCAAGGTGTTTCAGTTGCTAGGGCAGTAGAGGTTAATAGTGTACAAAATAACGTAACTATTTTATTTGGGGATTGCATCTTTTGTTGCTTTTTTGATAATTTCAGAAATAGGAATAATATCGACTTCACCGTATTTATCTACTCTGGTGCGTATTAGTCCTGATTTTTCTAGATTTTCTAGAGTGCGGCCAACTATATTTTCAATTATCTCTCTAGATCGAAAATGACCACCTAGCAAATAAGCACAGAGGAGTGATCCTACAGCTAATAAAGTATGCGTGTATTCGTTTAATTCCATAATATTATTTATCCACTCAATTCATCATATATTATTATAATAGACTATAAAAGGAAGTTTGTCAAGGCCTTTTTTGGCATTTAACAAATTATTTTTAATCCTTCTTTTTCTGATTATATATTAGTATACCATACAAAATATACTTTGTCAAGAAGAAAATTAACAAAAATGAACCTTAACGAAACCTACCAGCGTTTCTTAAAAATTCTGAGTATAGACGTTGGCCTTCAGTATATCCAAACTCAGTCTGGTAATACGTTTGCATACCTGAGTTACCACTAGAAATTTTAGATGTTAGACAGTCTAAGAACGCTGCAAAAAAGTTTATCACTTTTTTCTCCCTATATAATGAAATGTTATACAAATATATATAAGGTATTTTTATAAAAATGTTATGTCTATTATACAGAGTAGGTATGTAAAAATAACAGGCCTAAATTTTACTTCCTCATATTTGCCAATGGATTTTCCAAAGCCTTTTTGATCTTGTTATTTATCGTATTCTTCAAAGTTTTCATATCTGATTTGTTTCTAGTTTCCATAGCGTCCATATCATTTCGTGTCTGTTCTCTACGTTTATCAAAACGATCTGTTGCATCAGATACCATCTTACGTACTTTAGAATCATTCGTTTCAATACTTTCTCGTACTAAAGCAAAAGCATCCTTGCCACGTTGTTCTACACTATCTACTTGTTTTTCAATACGACCAATATCTTTCTTTAGATCGTTTTTAATATCTCTAGTATAATCTACACCTTCTGTTACACTTGATTGTACACCATCCATTTTTTTATCTAGGACTGCAATTTCTTTACGAATCCCACTTAGGTCTGGTGCAGTATATCTTGAAATCTTTTCTTTCATATTTGTGTAATCTTTATATATTTCAAATGCACCATAAAGGCCACCAACAAGAGTTGATAGTGCCATAACAACAGCAATCATCTTGCCACCTTTAAATTTTATTCCAGCAAATTCTACTTCTGCCATGTCTATCTCCTATATTGACTTTCTGTCAATAAATCGTGTGATGCATCAGCTCCTCCAAATAAAAAATATGATGTATAGTTATTGTCTGATATGTTACTATCGGGTATTGTTGTATTGCTAAAGAAATTAGGCGTATCCACTAATGTTGTTTGAGCATTAAAGAAACTTCTGGTGTTACCTAACACTTGCATAATAACAAGTGTTTTTACTTGATTGGTATCAGAGTATTTTTTGTTGCCCATTTTCTTAACTGCTTTATTTCCAGCCTTGGACCTAGCCTTCTTCTTTACCGCAGCCTTCTGTTTAACAGTAGTCTTTTTTCCTTTTGACTCAGCTCGTGGTTTTGCGCTTGGATTAGAACTTCCAGATTTTTTGGGCTCAACATTTGAAACTTTGAGTTTCGTATTTTGTTTTTCTCGAGCAACTTGTGGTTTAACTTCTGGTTCTGGTTCTGCTTCTGTTTCAACCTCAAGGGACGCTGAGACTGATTCTGATTCCACGGATGATCCTGTATCAGATGTGTTGGTTGTATCATTTGTTATCTCCGATATTTGTGATATTTCAGCAACTTCTAAAGTAGTTTCTACTGAGGCAACGACTGTGGGTAATGGTGCAACTACAACAGGTGCAGCTATTATTGTTTCTGTTACGCTTGTATCACTAACAACATCAATTGTTCCTGTAGCAATTGCATCTACAATTGTTTCTACAACAACACAAGTTTCCAACACCTCGCAACTAACTTGAGTAATGAGTGTTTCATATGCCAATGAAGTTGTTATAGAATCTTCTATACTATTATATAAAAAAGTGGCAAATACATCATTAATGAAAGGCCCATACCGCCAATCACCATTGAGAGCTGTATTTCCATATAGAGTTAATACACCAGTATTAACGACATCACCAGAATCTATATCTAATGTACCAGTTTTAATAGTTGGGGCAAATATTACCGTACTACCAATTTCAGTGCTACCCAATGATGAATTATCTGAATCAAACAATTCTAATTTTATTGACCAAGTATCTGCTCGATTATTGTCAGCTTGATTATTATCTACTTCTCCACCAAAAGAAAATGTCATTCCTTGTGCTTCTTCTGTCGAATCAATTGCATCTGGAAAAAGGTCAGACTGACTATATGTCTGTGTTATCGTACCACCGTTGCCTGCCATAAATCCATTACTAGGACTAAATGCACAACCGCCGGGGCAAGTTGAGATAGACCAACCACTACTTGAACCACCACCTACGTTATTTGTAAAAGTAGGGTTTGTTACAACATTAGGAACTTCAGTTTGAGTAACATTTTTCGTAGTTGTAGTTGTTGTAACTGGTGTTGTCTGAGTAGTAGTGGTTGAGTTATCATCGTTAGTAACAGTAACACTACTGGGAGTACCACTTGATGTACTATTTGTAGATGACCCATCTATAATTGTATTTGAGTTTACACCATCCCCTGCATTAGAGTAAGAAGGGAGGAATACCAAATAACATACCAACAATGCTAAGGGCAACACTCCCTGTGACATAAACTCCACTTTCTGGAGCTTCTGTAATTCGTTCTTCAGTTGAGTAATCATCAGGCATATCATATTCGACTACCCGTTGTTCTTCGTTACTTTTTTTTTAACGTACATACTTTCTGAAGGAGCATCTTCTGGATTTTCTAACCATGCAGCTTGAGCAGCATCACCAATTCGACCTTTATACGGACAAGGTGTTCCAGCCATCCACATTGCATCAAACACTCTTGCGTCCTGACATAACAATGAAACACCAGCAACCTTCATCCCCATTCCATACATACTACGAGCAAGTTTAAGTCTTTCGCAATTTTCATCAGTAATAGTAATGCCTGAAGCAAATCCAAGTATCTGTGTTTGGATTGCCGCACTGGCCGCACTCTTACATACATCGCTATTATTAATAACGATTGATGGGGCAGATGCTGTTGGTGGTGCTTTATCAGTCACTACTGTAGACGATGTGTTAGTGTCAGCAGCAAATAATGTAGAAGGATAAAACAGCACCAAAGCAAGTATTATTGCTTTTAGTTTCATAGTTTTCCTCTTCTATTACTATTTATAATAAAATGTAGGTAATATCTTGTTAAGACTATTTATTATATTTATGAGAGTCGTTATGCAGTTTTACAAAGTATTCTGCATCAACTACAACTAATGGTTTTTGATTGTTGCGTTTAATAAAAACCACTGGTTCATAGTCTCCAGAGTTTGACTCTGCTTGCTCATAAGACTTCCACACATTAAGAGATTCTTGGTTCTTACATTCTATAGAGTATGGAAACTTCTCTCTTGCAGCACGAGCCATGATGAGGTCTTCACCACCAGCACCCATACTACGAGATTCAACATCTTCTGGATGTACATCCAACTCCTCTATGAGTTGGTCACGAACCCACTGTTGAAATCTTCTACCTTTTGCTTTTGCACTTTGTGTTTTCATAATCTTCTCTAAATATAACCTGTCTACAATCTTCATCACTAATACCATAAATTTTTTTGTGACATCCACCACATGATGCAGCCCCAGATGATTTTGGTATTATGTCAACTATTTCTCTATCGCACCACTTACAAGTTTCATTGGTCTTCATCCTCATCCCATTCCATATCATCTTCTAATTCATTAGAAAGGTCTGCACCACAAAAAGTACAATGAAGAACAATATAATAAGTCTCGTTCAGATTATGTTTTATTTGATACTCTGCTTCACACGATTCACATACTATTAATTTCATATGTTAAATCTCACATCCACCAGCAACACAAGCTAATTCTTGAGCCCCGATTGTCATATCAGTTTTTTCATAGTCTCCAAGTTTAGACCAATCAATTTCCTTGGGCATTTTTTTCAATAGCATCTCAAACTCTTCTTTCTCAACATCTTGATACGGTGCTTGTTTATATGTATGTTCCGAAAATGGAAGGAAACTCACGCCACTCATCATGTCAAAGTTATCGTATACCCATGCACCAACTTCAAGCCACTCATTCTCTTTAACAGAGATAGTTACAGAGGGCTTGTGTTCACACCAGTTTTCCTGATAAACTTTCCACAACTTCAATTGGTCAATCGCACTCATGTCTGTACGAAAGACTGCATCCTTATGAACACTCATAGGAAAAGAAAATACTGCTGTGTGGCTAGGATTCATCACATCATCTTCTACAGGGAACCCCATGTCAGTCATCATCTTAGTAAGAGGGTCTTTCTTATCTCCACGCACTGTACGAACATAAAAAGGATTGTGCCGTGCATGAATACCAGAAGCTGCGTCTACTAGTTGACTTACTGTACCAGAAGGTTTAACACAAGTAACTGCTACAGATTGATTGATACCAATTTTCTTTGCAAACTCTTCATTAGTTTTAACTGCTTGATCTTTTAAACTTTGTAGTAGAGATTCTAATGCTCCTTCTGAAGATGAAGTTTTATTATTGAGAAGTTTGTTGTCCATAATACCAGTAAGAGAGACTCCTAAAAGTCTCTCTTCTTCGCAATTATTTCTCCAGACTGATGATACGTACTTGAAATTCACAAGAGTTGATTGAATTGTACCAAGAATAGTAGCAAGTCGCACTTTCTCCATAAGTGTTTCTTTAGTGTCAGTAGAACGCACTACAACTTCTGAAAGATTACAAAACTCTCTACTACGCAAAATAATTTCTGAACATGGGTTTGTTCCAAAGTCCTGTTCTGCATCTCTACGACCATTCTTTGCAGCTTGCTTCATCGCACTTTCACGATTAAAGATACCACGCTCACCAGACTTTGATTCGTATAGTGCTTTCCATTCATCCATAAATGTACCGATATCTGGTTTCTCTGTGTAACAAGCAGAGTTATTTGCCAATGCACGTTGTGGTTCTGTATTCCACCACTGACCCGACTTAGCGGCTCTCATACGGTCATCTGAGAGGTTAGAGAGGCTTATGAGAGCGCTTCTTCGCACACCTCCTACCACAACAACCTCTGCAATCTTACAAACAAGATCATGACATTCAATAGAAGAAAGTTTCCGGCCGGGTGCATTTTTAAAGATATTTACAGCAAAATTGAATAATGACTCTAGTGGTTCTGGACCTGACGCTCGACCACCAAATGTTTTAAGAGGAGCTCCAGCAGGACGAATCTTAGATAAATCCCAACGAGGAATCTGACCGATATACAACATACCGACAAGTTCTTTAAGTCCCTTTGCCCACCCAAGCTTGGAATCAGAAATCGTGATAGTAGTGTCTGTATGATGAAAGTCATCTGCAACGTGTGGTAGTTGTGCAACGTGCTGACGTTCTACACTAAATCCTACACCAGTGCCATTCATTAGAATGTAAAGGATTTCATCGAAAGCATGAACACGATTTACTGCAACATAAGAACAATTGTATCCAGCAATGTTTTCACGTTTTAATGCTTCACCGGCAGTCATAAGACAACGCATAGAAGGCATCACACGCAAATCTAATACAGCATCCTCTAGTTCTTTTCTTAGACTGTCACTTAAATTAAATTCATGTAAATCTTTTAAATGACCTTTGAAAAAATCAAAGTATCTTGCAACTGTTTCATCCCAAGTTTCTCTTCTTCCTTTATCTGGCAACCAACGTGAATATCTTGATAGGTGAATAAATTCTTGGTATGGTGTAGGTAGATAGTTGCTAGTCATTTATTTTTCTCCATGTTGCAAACCTAACTGACGCTGATGCAGATTGGTATGTATTGTTTTTAATTATCTTCTGTACTTCATCTTTGGTGTATCCACCTAAAATCATATCATTGATATCTTTATATTTCATAGTTTCTGGCCAAAGACAAATCTTGGCTCCACCTTTAATTGTTTTTTCTATTAATTTACATATCTCCTTGTTTCTTGGTTCATTATCAAATACTACTGTAAAGTCACAATTTAAACTAGGCATATCTGCACCAGCAACTGCTATGCAATTATCTAAGAATAAACTATCAAGGGGGCCTTCAACTACATAAACTTCTTCTTTTTTATTCACTCTTTCCAAACCAAAAATCTTATCTCTATCTTGTAATTTGATAGTTAGATATTTTGGTTGTTCATTCCCAAAGGCTCTACCTTGATATGCAAATATTTCCCCCTCTTCATCTCTAAATGGTATCAACAGCCTTGGATGATCGCCATCTAAGGAAGGAAACTTATTTGGTATTAATTTGTTTGTAAAGTTGTAAAATTCGGAACAGAGAAATAAATCTTTGTAAGAGTTTTTAGGTAGTTTTCTTTGTTCAACAATTTTTCTAGCGGGATGTTCAATGGGAAGTTCTGATATTGATTTGAGTGTTTTGACAATTGACTCAGAACTGCGAACCACCTTTGTCCCTTTTGAAGATTTATTTTTGTTGAATACTGGTGCATTAAATTTAAACTCTGGCTTTGGAGTGATCGTATCACTCCCTGTTTTATATCTCTCCATTATATAGTCTTTGTAAGTATTCAAGTCTAGGTACTCAATTAACTTACCAAGTGTAGCACCAACACCACAATTATGGCATTTATAGAATAGATCATTCTTCTTACGAAACACGAAACCTCTAGCCTTCGTGCGGTTCTTTTTAGAGTCACCACAATAAGGACAACGGAAGTTCCAAAGAAAATCACCCTTCTTCTTAAATTGCTGAAGATAGGGTGATATAAGACTCACGTACTTTGTATCAATATAACTTTGCATTATAGTATCATATACTACTCAATGGTAAATGTCAACCTCCTATTACCATATATTTTTGTACCACAAATCCTACAATAATAGAACCACCTATGATGAGCCATCTCCAGCGTTCTAGAACACCTACCCTGTTACTCAATTCTTCTCTTATTTTTTGAATTTCCTTGTTTTGTGATTCGTGTTGTGCAGCTGCAGAAATCATAATTTCTTTTGTATTTGTTGTAACTCTAGAGTGTAAATCCTCTATTTTAGATAAAACTTCTGTTCTACGTTTCTCTATCTGATGTTCCAAATCTACACTCGAATCTTCCTGTCTTGAAAGTTTTTCTTCGTGAACTGCAAGCATACGATTAATGCAGTTGGAAACATCGGTTAACTTATCAATGGCCACATCAAGTCTACCATGAATAGATTTGATATCCTCTATGTCACGTTTGATTAGTTGAACCTCTGTTTCCAAATCTGCCATATTAATTATCCTTAAAGATAGACCAAATGCCCCACGCTAGAGCGCCCCAAACAACTACTTGTGCTAGGGGGATTGCAAACCAAATAACCGCAACTGCAGCTGCAACTACGATTGTACCTTGGTGACTTGACGCTTCTTTAATTCGTCTAGATATCCAATTAGCTATCATTTCTTTTTCTCCTTTTCTAGTTTCTTTAATCTGGCTTCTAACTTTCCAATTCTTAGCGCTACATTAGGATACTTTTTCTTCCAATCCTCTTCATCTTGTAGTACCTTCAAACCCAACTTTTTAGAAGCCCATGTCGAAACATCGTCAACTTTCTTATAGAACCACATACCTAGTTTAGTTTGTGAAAACCAACTGTCAGCAGCATTTCCTAAAACACTTCCTGCTATCGCAGATATTAACCAGAACCACATTTTAACCTCCAAAAATCATTAAGTATTTAATGATAAAAGAGCAACCAGAAGTAGATAAAATTACTAATCCTAGTGCAGTTATTCTACACAACATTCGCATGATTTTTCTCCGTTACTTTGCAGACCAACTACCAAATAAACGAACAGCCCAATAGGCTGGATACATTTTCCAGAAAGGTACTTTTGGATCAGCAGACTTCATACCCAACAAAAATATTTTGTCAGATAGAACCTTTGCAGCTTTCCATTTCCAATACCAATTACTATTCATACCATGATTTGAACTATAATATTGTCTAAGTTTTGCATAAAGATGATCGTGAATAATAGCAGCACGAGCAACATCCCAAGGTGAAATGACTGCCCATAAAATCCTTGGAGTAGATGCAAGGTCTGTTCTCATTCCCTTTGTGCAAGTAATCATACCAGAATTTTTGATGTTTGCTCCAACACCTCTAAGAAGTTCAACCTGATCTTTAGTAAGCTTACCCTCTCTAAATCCTAAGTCCTCTTCTAATTTCCATGTCTTAGGTGGAGTGAACTCCGCTGTTATTTTGTTAGTAAAACTTCCCATAAATTTCTCCTATAATTGTTTATTCAGTTCTGCAATCATATGAGCTTTAGTTTTTCTTCTATCTAAGATAATACCTCTTTCTTCTGCCCACTTATCTAAAGCTTTCTTTGACATCTTTTTAAAATTTGGATGTTCTTCTTCATGCTTTTCTTGTTTGTTATTAAATACCTCGACAGGAATAATAGACTCTTCTTCATGATCGTGTGAATGTTCTTCATCATGAGAATGTGGATGAGAATGAACAGTACCATCATCGTGTTCATGTTCATGTTCGTGTGCATCAGGATCAATATCCAAATCTAATTCTGGTTCTGGCACTCCCAAACTTCCCATATATTTTTCAAAGCTAGTTTGCTCTTGAGAAAATGTCCCCCATTCAGTTATGGTACAATCTCCCTTTTCAATATCAGATTTAATCACAGAATCTACTACTTTTGCAACGATAGATTTTCTATCTGCTCTTTTATTTCTAATTTCAACTCCATTATCTAAAGCCATCTGAATTAGATATTCATTATCATATTTAGCATCACTATTCCATTTTTCGATAATATTCCATTTTACTTTTGCATAACTTGTCATTTCATAATCTCCTTTTCATCTCTTGGTTTAGCGGCTTCTTCGTAGTATATGATAATCTCTTTCTGTTGTTCAATGTATCTTTTTATTTCTGCCATGTTTAATGCAAGTGTTTCATAGTCTCTTACACTCAATACATATGCAACTAATGGATCACCATTCTCTTTTTGAAACTTCTCTTTAAACTCTTTAAAATTCTCTTCCGTAACAACCCACCATTTCATAGTGGTGTTCATTGTAATAGGTTGAGGACGATTCTGTATAGGTATATTTCTTTCTACCTCTACCGTCTGAACTTCAATTTGTGTGAGTTTAGGCCAAGAACTACAACTACTTAGTACTAGGGTAAGCAGTAATAGACTCGAAATCTTCAAGCACTCTCTTAGATGCATTGTTTATCTTCCTTTCCCAAACTGCTGGTTCTTCTGCACTCAACTTACTAAGATTTATCTTTCTTAACTTACTTAATAGTTGGTTCTTATATTTATTTGCATTAACCAACTTAGTTTGTAATTCATTATTCAATTCTGCAAATTTTGCTGCATCAGCCTGTAGAGTATCAATAGTATTTTTCTGCATCTTTGCAGCAGTTTCTAGTTTTGCACTGTTCACTGTCAACGTCTGAATACGTGATTGGGTGTCCTTGTAGTAATAGTATCCACCATAGACAACACCACCGACAAGACCAAGTACAACTATGAGCATATAAACTTTTAACATATCGCTCCCTATTTATCCTAATGCAATCGCTAGTGCTGTTGCTTCTCCAGCAATATCATCTGTCGTTGCAACAGTTCCAGTTGTACTTCCTAAAGTAAGAGTAACATCTGCCGTAGAGGCTGGGCCTATCAGGGTTACTTTATTTGTTCCGTTATTACTATCCTCAAAAAATTCTATGAAACCAGCAGAGGTTGCACCATTCTTCACAGATAGTCCAACACTATGCACATCTTTTTGTGAGAGTGTGGCCACACCATCTGAAGCAATAGCAATTGAATCTGTATCAGAAGTGTGTCCTATATTTGCACCATTAATTATAATGTTGTCTACAGTAAGTGTGGTTAGTGTACCAACACTAGTTATATTTGCTTGAGCTGCGCCAGTAACAGTTGCAGCCGTACCAGATGCGTTTCCTGTTACGTTTCCTGTTAAAGCACCAACAAATCCTGTAGCAGTTACTACACCAGTGCTTGGATTGTATGTTAAAGTACCATCTGATTCTAGTCCAACATCCCCACCATCAACATCCCCACCAGCAGTAAAGATTAGGGCATTATCTTCATCTGTAGATTCGTTGTCTGTAATGGTAACAGTTGTTGCTAGTGTGGCTAGTGCTACTGCAATATTGGCACTACCGTCAAAAGAAGTACCACCAATAGTTCTTGCGGTTGCTAGTGCAGTTGCGGTTGTAGAATTACCAGTTAAAGCACCAACAAGCGCAGTGGATGTTATACTTGTTGCTCCAGTAACCACGCCGGCGTCAACAACAATAGTTCCATCAAGGACAATCTGTTGTCCCGATAGTGGTGTAATTGTTAAGTCCGTACCAGCTGTACTTGTAATTGCATTACCATTAATATTAATGTTGTCTACTTGTAATGCAGTTAGTGTACCTAGTGATGTAATATTTGTTTGAGCAGCAGTTGTTAGTGTAACGTCTGCGATATAAGTTTTAATTTGAGAAGCATTAACTTTCTTTTCAGTTCCAGCATCTGATATAGCAAAGTCATCAGTATCTCCGATAGTAATACTTGAACCATCAGTCATATTATCAATGTTTAGAATTGCTTCTACACTGCCAAACTCAAGAGCGCTTGCTCCACTGTTAACTTTTAAAACTTGACCAGCACTACCTATTGATAACGATGCACCAATACCACCATGAGTTAAACCTATAAATTCGCCAGACTGATATTCTGCAAGTCCTGTAGCGGTACTTCCATCAAAAACTGTCCTAATTGGAACTTTTACTGCCATTTTTTATTACCTATCTAAAATTCAAATAATTCTACTGATTTATCAGCTCTAGCATCACCATTACTTAGTATAAATGTATGACCACTGTTCGTAAAAACAGAACGGTTTGTTAATGTCTTTGCGAATGAGAATGTTGCAGCCGCAGTAGTTAAACCACTCGACTGTGTAAATAAAGAAACACTTTTTGATGACTGGCCAGTTAAAACCCCTGTACTACTTGTTTCAGCAGTGGCAACTAAAAGTTCTTTACCAGCGGTATCTTTAGAACCAACAGGAAAAATAGCACCTTCAGCTGAAATTGTAATTTGACCAGAACCATCTGATTTAATTGTTGCACCATCTAAATCAATAGTATCTGCTAACAAGAAAAGACTACCAAATCGTTTTGTTGGGGAACCTAAATCATACACACCATTTCTATTTGGTACAATTGCTGAGGAAAGTTCTTGTAATACTGTGTAGTCAAAATCTCTTGGTCCGTTAACACCATCTTCTAAAACTATCTCATCACCAGCATCTGTACTAGAAGAATCAGTACCAGAAAGTTCTAAATGATCTCCAATATTTGAAGAAGAACCATCTGTACCGTCCATCAATAGTCTGAGACTTGTTACTGAAGGTTCTGAAGATACATATTGTCCTGTTGTAGCATTGTATTTAAGAATAAATCCATCTGCTTGGCCATCAATATTAACATCTTCAGCATCAATAATTTTGGCAATACCACCGCCGCCGCCACTTGCAAAACCTACGGTATGTAGATGTTCGTTTATTTTCTTTTTAAATTCTTCAAGTTCAGCATTAAGAGCTGGTTCTGTTTTGAAAGGTGTAGTCCTAACTTCTCTTTCTGGTTCTTTTAATTGAGGAAGATACTTATCAATAACCTCTTCACGAACTGGATTCATATCCACTTCAGTTTTTGTACCAAATGCATTAGATAATGAACCAGTTATAAAGTCATCTCTTTTACGTTTAGTTTCTTCTCTAATTACTCTTTTTTCTTCTTTTTCTAATGCTCTAGCAAGTTTTCCTTCTTCAGCAATACGTGATAATTCCTTTTGATGTTCTCTACCTTTTCTCTCTTGAACTTCTTTATCTTCTGCACGTTTGAGTGATCCAAAAGTTATAGCTTTCCTTTTGGCTCTATGTTCTGGTTTTTCTGCTGAAGATATAAGTTCATTAAATTTTTTCATTAGAATTACTCAACAACTTTATAACCCATTTTTTGATACTTTTTGAGTTCTCTTTCTGGAACATTCATGACTGTCATTGTGCCAGGCTTTTTCATTCTATAGTATTCACCAGAATTTTTATCTGTAAATATTTTAGGTTTGCCGATGCGACCCTTATCAAAATCTCTTAGTTTTTGTAATGGAGATTTTTTAGATTGAATATTTGCCATATCAGCTTGTGGTCTTACTGAACCGCCACTACCAATACCGTATGACATTTCAGACATATCAGATACAATAGATTCTACAAACTTTCCTCTATTTTTTTTGTCCTCTACTCTTTTTAGTCTGGCTCTCTTCAGTTTCTCACGATGTTGTCTATATGCTTTAGTGCGACCATCAATAAGAGCTTGCATATCTTTCTTTTTCTTTTTAGGATGTACGCCAGGCTCTCCCATTGGACCCACACCTATACCAGCAACACTTCCTGATCCAGCAGAATTTGTTGGAGCATCTTCTTCCATTCCAGTGAAGGGAGAAATTTCTGTCCATTTTCTCATTTTATGTCCTCCAAACTTACGTATATCTCTTCTTTTGTTTTAAGGTGTACCACAGGAAAAATCTCAACACCTAGAATTGTGTCGATAGGTGGCTCATCCTTAAAGACTGCAACCTTATCACCTTTTTTTGCAGTTAACTCTTCTTCTTCTTTATTTAGAATATCGTTAATAAGAACGTACTCACCTTTGGGTAAAACTTCACCAAATCCTACAATCTCCTCATTGATGCTGTCATCAATCTCATAACCTTGCTCTTTGAGATACTTCATAAATTCTTTCTCAAATACATCTGGGTCATCTACTGATTCCTTAAATGTATCCTTGAGTAAAAACAAAGCAGCAGCATAGGTTCCCAACTTAGTTCTAAGTCCAGGCACCTTCTCAAATATTTTTTTGATATTGAATACGAGTTTGTGAAGAATTGTGTATGAGTTTTTTTCTTCAGAAGTATTAAGTGAAGCTGGTTTGGTTTGACGTACTCCCCCTTTAGGTGGAGGCATTATACGATTACCCTTTTCATCAATAACACCAAGTTTATAGGCATCTGTTTTGTCAAATGGTGTGACTAATAACTTTATAAATCTGTAAGTTACAAATAAGTCTATCGCTCTTCCCATTACAGTTTCCTTAAAATATCTAAAACTTCTTGGTTTTCCTCTACGTCACTCAATTCGTTCTCTCTCATTATATTTAGGAATAATAAAAAAGACTTGAGTGTTTCCCAATGCTCTCTTTGTATCTTAAAGAGAAGAAGGGTCACGCAAGCCTCAGGGCCGAACAAATTATTCAAAACAATAATGTGGTTTAGAAGCAACCTTTCTTTAAGTATGTTATGGTCTTTATATTTTCTCAAAAGACGTTTTACATATTTAAATCGCTTCATATCATCATGAAATTCTTTTTCTCCCTCACACTGAGGATTGTCATAATGTTTAATTGCAAACATCATAACATTGTCAGAAGTTATATTTTCATACATTATTCGATGTGAGCACGCAACCTACATTGGTTAGTTTCTGTCATTTCATAACTAATATGTAGTGCAAGGCCACCTTCAATTTTATGAGAAATTCCATCATCATTGAGGAATTCATCATGAGGAGTATCAACATCTTTTCCAAATCTTCCACCATATGATGTTAGGGGAAGTGACATTTTACCACTGTTCTCTACCATAGAATCTTCATTAATAGCAGGAAATGATAAACCAAGATTTGACAACGATCCTCTAATCCTAGTAAGAGCAGCGTATGGGTCCATTTGATCTTCAATCACATAACTACCAATAATTGCATTAATCTTTCTTACAACAGCAGGATTATAACCTACGGCATATCTTCCAAAAGTTGCTTGTTGTCCACCGCCTGGGATTGGACCATTCTCTGCAATCATCTGCTTAAACTTTTTCATTTTTCTCTTCCTTCTCAGTAGGAACTTGATCTCTAATCTGTTCTTCCAACATCTCAGGTTTTTTAGTCAAAACTTTCTTAATTGAATCTACGGTATCTTTAACTTTACCATTTAATACTTCTGAAAGAACTTCCATTTTTTTCTCCATTAATAAAATAGTGGGGGGCACAAGGCCCCCACACCATAATTGACATTAAGTAACGTCAATAGTCGTAAGACCAGTATAGTTGGTAACAGTGATGTTAGCTGCAATCGAAATAACAGCATAAGCAGCACCTGTCCAAAGAATGGTCAATGTCTCACCAACACCTTGGAATGTGAATGTTACACCTTGTCCAAGAGTTGCAGTAAGGTCAAGGTCTACAGTATTTGTAATAGATAGTACTGCAAACATTTTGATTTGACCAACTGTAGTTGAGTTAGCTAGTGATGTTAATGCGTCAGCATCTGCACCGTCAAGCAAAGAAATTGCTTCTGTGAGAGCTACTGCACCATCGGCATCGTATGTCACAACACTATTAAGACCCAAGAATGTTGGGATAGCATTGAAAATACTAGCAGTCGTAATTTTCTTGTTAATTGGTGTTCCTGCGGGATCATCAATTACGTGGAATAGGTCTGTGGAAGCAAGACTTCCACTGGCCAACTCGGTTAGAGCGGTAATTTTCTTATCAGCCATTTGGCTTCTCCTTTATCTAAACCCCACTATTGGGGAATGTTACTGTGGTTATTCATCCACATCACTTGAGTCAGAAACCAAGTCTGGCTCATCATCATATTCTTTAAGAAAAACATCGCATTGTTGTAAAGCTCCAGTTAGAGCATTTACCAATGCGGTGTCTTCCATTTTCTTTTGTTCATATTCAGCAAGTCTTAATTTAATTGTCTGAATATCATTTAACAATACTTCTTTTCGTTCGTCAATAGATTCTTTAGTAATCGTCATTTTCACCTCACATTTTCATAGTTTGTATAATTATTTATAACGCTTTTTATATCGTTTATTATGCAGCAGCAACCGTAATTCCTGTCAACACAAATGCACTTCCACTTGTTGTACCAGCTTGTGAATATGAAGCAATACCAGAAGAGAAGTCTTCCAAGTCCAGAGTTGAACCAGCATTAGTAGAGGAACCATCAGTACCATCTAGAATAATGTGACTTTCACCATCATTAGAGTCTGGTGTACCTGATTCTAGTAAGATGTTTCCACCCAATGCATCACCAGACCTTGCAACCAAAGTTACGTCAGAACGTGTTGCAAATGTAGGACCAGCAACTACCAATGACAGAGAGTCTGCAAGGATTTCATCACCACCATTTGTGGATGCAAGAAGTATAACATTGTTTGCAACAGTAATTGGTTCGCTAACTGTAACACTTGTTTGTGATGCAACAGCAGTAATGGTAAGTGTATTATCTGACGAAAGTCCAGTACCACCATCAGCATCTGCAATAGAAGCAGGAATAGCTCCAACAACATCTGCTTGAACTGTGATAACCTGTCCAACAACAAGTGTACCTGTAACTGTATCTACAACTAGAGTTGTTGCACCAGACAATGCACCATTAACTGTTGCGACTGCACCAGCGGTAGCATTTAGAATAATACTATCTCCAAATGAAGGAGAAGCAGCAGTTCCAGCCTCTTGACGAAGACCAAGGGCAGAATTACCATCTTCTTCATCTAAAGCACTCGTACCATCAAAGATAATTCCTGTACTAAAAGCGTCATCACCAACACCAGAACCATTGAAACCAATAAATCCAGCAGCAGCGTTTGTAGTAACTCTACCACGGAACACTAATTGGTTAGTTCCAGAACCAGAGAAGTACTGAGCAGCAATTGTACTATCTTCTACCATATCTGTAACACCAAGACGAGAAAGTAAGATGTATGCTTTATTAGTAATCACTTGAGAGTTTGTCCAAGCGGCAGATGTAACATCTACTGCCTCATCAAAAGTAACTGTAACATCGAACAATCCAACATTACCAACAGTAGCGTCTGTCCAATCAATTCCAATAATAGAAGCGTTACCCATTGCTTCAGCAATGTTTTTAACGCAAACCAGAATTTCTGGATCAGCAGCAGTATTGTCGTTACCTGATGCACCTAAGCCGGGCGCCAAGGCCCAACCACTTTTAGATGCAATAATATTTTCTCTTGCGCCTGAAGACCCTGCAGCATTACTATCTACCGGCAGGAACTTTGGCTTATCACCGTCAGCGGTTGTTAATCCCCATAAACCCATTTTTCTTCTCCTTTAATCATGTATGATTATGTTTTTTATATTTATAAGAATAGATTACTTAAAACCTAGTTTCTTTAGTTCACTTATGGTCTTACCTACGTTTGTATGGTGAATACCAATTCCACCTTTTGCTTCCCACTCACCAATATTCTTTAGATGATCATCTATTAGTACATTAGGTTTACCATTAGATAGTGCATATGCTTGTTTTTGTGAGCGTTGCACCAAATTAATTTTACTTCTCTTAAAGCTTGTGTTCTTTTTTAACCATTTCATCTTGCCAGGAATAGAGTTTGAATCACGACTTGTATATGCAGACAATATACTTGTATCATATCTAACTATAAAGTCATAAAGCCTTTTAGCACTAGGCATCCAATCCAAAGTTGGCCAGAAATTCTTGTCCTGATTAATAATCTCCCACCGTTTATTTTTATCCTTCATCCTCGCAAAACCATCACCACCGACAGCATTATCTGCACCCTTCATAAATGCAACAAGAACTTGATCCATATCACAATAAATGGACGGTAGGTCACTTTTAGCAACCTCTGTCAGTTCTAACAAATTTCTCATAGTATTACTTTTTCTTTTCCATAATTTTTGGATTCATCTCTACTGATGCAACCTTCTTACCTGTCATAGTTTTACCATCTTTTACTTCTTTTGTCAAGTCCTTTTTACTTTCTTTCTTAAAGGGACTTTTACCTTCATCAAAACCCCAAACTTTTGCAAGGGTTTCTCTCATACTATCATTTTTACCTTTTTGTGCAGAAATCCAATCACCATCTTGGCCAGGCGTTACATCCTCAGTGTGTTTACGTAACTTGTCTGTACCCCACTCAAGAGATTCAGTTTTATGTGCAGGCTGAGACATATGTCCAGCAGACATATAGTTAGCCATAAGTGCTTTAACAGATTTTAAATCCAATCTCATAATCTTTGCAATTTCTTCAGCAGATTTTTTATCTTTAATCAGCGAGTGCATCTGAGACATTTTGCCTTCTTTAACTTCAGTTTCTTCTTTTACTTCGTATGTTTTACCAGAAACAACAAAGGTCTTTTCACCCTTGTCTTTAGCAGCCTTTAGTGCCATTCCAAATGCATTACCTTCTTTCTTTGTAATTGCCTTAGAAACTGCCTTACGGCGTTTGTGAAGATACTTGTCAGAAGAATCTACATCACCATCGTTGTCAACATCTTTGTCTTTACGATCTTTGAACTTCTTCTTGACTGCTTTAGGTTGAACAGCGTCCAGACCATCGCCATCATCAGACTTGTCATTCTTATTGGTTTCATCAATACTCTTAGCAGCCTCTTGCCACAACCCTAGAATTGATTGCTCAAGGCTACCTTCTTTTGTATCCAAATATTTGTTACCCATTTTTAATCTCCTTGAGTTTTTTACTAACTTTATCTAAAATTGTGTTTTCTTTTAGTGCAGACAACATATCCTTATAGGACTTAGAAACTTTTGCTTGAAACTTCTCTTTGTCATTTGCTTTTTTCATAGAGTTATGTTTATTTTGCACTGCTTGAGCAATCTTTGCACTAACCTTGACTTTCTTTTTGTCCGTAAACTCTACAGGAAAATTACCTCTTAGTGAAACGGACTTTCTCAGTTGCATAATGATGTTCTTAGATGCAGACTTTACATCGTCATCAGATGCATCCGTATCTACATCAGCAGGATCAACTGTTTTACCTTTACGCATGGCCCTCATTGCATCAGCACGAGCAGACGCTTCTGCAAGGGAGTAACCCTTGTTAAGATATTCTTTAGCATCCTTTTTGTCAATAACTTCAACCTTACCCTTCTTGACAACCATAACTTCCTTCTTGGGATTTTTTAATTGGCGGGCTTCATCAAGGTCAACTTCTTCTAACAAATCTTCAACATACTCTTGTGGACTTAAACTGATTCCAAAAGTTTGTAGTCTGCGGTCATCATCTAGTGTTTTTGCAAATTTCACCACACCAGACCTATCACCTTTCTTCAGCATAGCTGCAACTTTCAACATATCTTTTTTATCATTTTTATCAGAACCGTCAGACTCGACTGGGTTTTTGCTACGTTTTGCAGCGTTCTCAAGGTCTATTCCCTTTTTTACTAGGCCTTCATCAAGGTCAACTTCTTCTTTCATTTTAAGGCCTCTTGATATTAGTTCACGTTTTGCTAATTTAAGCTGATTACCAAAAACAGGACTAACTGAATCCTCTGTGTCATTTTTACTAAGCCATGCTTTTAGTTTATCGTTGGACATCTTTTTAAAATTTTCATCAAGTTCAACTTCTTCATCTTTCTTTTTAGGGTTCTCACCACGTTCTTTCTCAGAGATTGCAATTGCAGCTAGTTGAACCATTGAAAGTGCCTCAACGTCTTTCTCTTCTACACTCTCTCCACGAACTTGTTTTGCAAGGTCAGAATCTGCCTTACCCCAAGTTCCAGCAGATTTAGTTACAAAAGAGTTTACTCTTGCAAATGCCCATTGTTGTGAAGTTGTGCCAGGACGGTGACCTGTCTTATATGCAGCCATTCCTCTGTCGTATACTTTCTTTAGAATACCATATGGCATACCAGACTTCTTTGCCTTAGTTACAAGACCTTCAATCTTTTCATCAAGTTCAACTTCTTCTTTTTTCAGTTTTGGATATTTTTTCATAATATCGTCTGCTGCTTTCTTAATGTTACCGTCATGTTTTTTTAACATGTTACGTACAAGTGTATCTCCTTGCTCACCAAGTCTCCAACCGTTTTTACTTAAAATATCAAAAACTTTTTTATCATCACTACCAGCATAGTTTTTCATCATTTTTCGATATTCGGGAGTACCTTCATCAAGTTCAACTTCTTCTTTAACGATATCTGTCATTTTTACTCCACTTGGAGTGCGAGAGAAATCATGTTTAACAGTGATTTTGTCTCCATCAATTTTTATAACTTCGCCTTTTTCTATATATTCTCTACCTTTACGGCGAAGTCTTACCTTTATATTATCACCAACCTTTACTGCTTCATCAATGTCAGATTCTTCTTTTTTGGGTTTCTCACCACGTTCTTTCTTAGAGATTGCAATTGCAGCCTGTTGAGCCATTGATACTGCCTCAACAACAACTTCCTCTACTTTTGCATCAAGGTAATCTGCCATACCATCCAGTTTATCAACTGCGACTGCGACTTTATTAGTCCACCATGAAGGCAGTGAATCTTCTGCATTTAATTTGGTAAGTTCACCAGACATCTTTGTAAGTGCAGACATTGCAACTTTTACGTTGGTTTGTGCAGATGCAACATCAGTATGGCCATCTTCATCAAGGTCAACTTCTTCATAACTAGACTTAATCTGTTTCATTGCAAGGGACTGTAGTTTCATGATTTGTGATTTACTACCACTATTAATCATCTTTTCAATAGATTTCTTGTTCTTTGGATTAACGGCATTATAAACAGCCATGATTGCAGATGCAGTAAACGAATCCATCTGTAGTTTACCGTCTTTCATCTTAATGGTTTGGTTTGCACCACCAGCAGCCTTCTTCATCAAGGCCATGTTGTCCTCACCAAGATAAACTTGCATTATTGATTCTGTCATGCTTCGTTTATAATTTGCCATATCTCTAACCCTTCATTAAATCCGTAACTGATTTTGTAGACCAAAACTTACAGGACCAGTATCCTGCTGTTGTTTTATCTTTCTTTTGATCGCAATTGTGTCTTGCTCGAAATGCTTTTCTACGTGCTGGATCATCTCGTTTGATAGACATATTTGGATCACCAAACTCGACTTTTACCACATTTCCCTTGTCATTTTTGACATAAACCTTGTATTTCTTTACATCGCCTTTTGTAGGATTATTTAGTTCTTTTCCACTCTTATCATCTTTTTCTGTGACTTCGCCCCACTCATTTAACTCTACTTCTTCTTGCATCTCTTTTGTTTTCTTCTTCATCTTGTCGATGTATGTGCGAAAAACTGATGCTTCAGAAGTTTTACCCATCTCTTTTGCACGTTGTTCCATTGCAATTGCAGCCTGTATCTTGTGTGCATGAGGTTTACCACTACCAATAATCTTCTTTACACTTGCCTTTGCAGTATCTACGTCCTTAAAACCTAAACCTTGAATTGTTCCTTTTGGATTTTCATCCGTATATAAGTCAGAGTGTTTATCACTTCCTGCTGGTTGACCTTTCTTACGAGGTATTCTGGGCTCCTCATTCTTAGGAACACAGTTTGGAACCATTCTACCACTTTTCTTCTTCATACCAACTTGTTTGTGTGTATCCCAGCAAGGAGCATCTTCATTCTTTGAAAGATATGCAGCGATAGCCATCTCTCTACGTTTCTCTTTAGACTTACCCTTGAACTGTGGTGCATCAGACTTCTCAAAGTCATCTATGTAATCTTTTTGGCTTGCACTATCTGGAAGTACCTCACCAAACATCTGTTTGAACTTCTTGGTGTGAACAGATGGTTTTGTCTTTGCGTCTGCATCGCCAGGAGCAGGGCCTGACTTCTTCTTCCTAAAGTGTGCATCTCTCTTGTCTTTAGTAGACTTTGCCATATCACCAGCATAATACTTTGCAGGCTGTGTGCCCTTCTTGTCATCAATATCTTTGTCTTGTTTAACTTCTTGAATTGAATCTACAAAATCTTTAAACGACAGAGTTTCATTTTGTGATTTATACTCTGCTTTTAATTCTTTTGGAAGTTTACCTTGTTTTACCAAATCGTTTATATAATCACGGGCCATTCTATCAGTAACATCTGATATACTCTTAGTAACATCATGAATGATATTCATCGGGTTTGGAGTTTTCCCTGCATTTTGTTGTTTTGCAAATTCAGTGGCAACTGTTATAGCAAGTTTATTCATTCCTTTTTTGTGAGTTTTTGTGAAAAGATAACTCTTTGCCTTTTTGAGCCACGGATATTTATCCAGTAAATCCTCATCTATCTCTCGTAACCGTGGTTCTCTACGATTCTTGGATGGGTCTTCGTTTCTTAGATTATCAGGCTCATTGTTCATTGGGTCATTGTCTTTGTGGCCAACGTCCATACCTACCTGAGTCTTGTCTCCCATAACTCTACGAGCTTTGTTTCGTGAGGAACGTCTTTCAATCTGTTCTGGTTTACCTTGATAGTTTGCATACTCTTTTTTATAGTTGCGTTCATCAAGGTCAACTTCTTCATCATAAGGTGAACGCTGCCATCCTCTGGATTCTAAATCTTTAATTTGTTTTTTATCGCTTGCATCTACAGTTTTTATATCCTTTGGATTCATATTCCTTCGCATACGATCATAGGCAGTGGGTTGTTTATTTTTGAAAAGAGTAATTGTTTTTTTCTCATTAAGTTCAATCTCATGCAACCATGCCTTATGTACTTTACCGTCCTCATCTACAAATGAGAGATAGTTTGTACCCTTGCGAACAACCTCACCTGTAACAC